TAGTCGATAACATGAGAGCTGCAAGGAAGAAAAAATGAGTTTATTTGATCGAGTTATAAATTACGTCAAGAGTGCTGGTCATGCAGTGGAAGGTGAAGAGCACAAATTGTTAAACGAATTTGCTGCGTATTTGGCAAGTGAAAAAGTAGCTTTGGGATTCTCAGATTCCCCAGTGGTAACATCTTTTGCTGCTTCTTTAGTTCCAGCACCAGAACCTGTACAAGTTGCTCCCGTAGCTGAAGCATCTCCTGCTGTTGAAGCTGCTCCTGTAGAAGCACCAGCCAGCGTAACTATCAATGTTGAAGAACCAGCATCTGCAACCGTTGAAATTACTGCTCCTATTGATCCAGAACAAAATGTTGCGAGTTAATCATGGCAGAAAAATGGATTCAACACGCTATCAAAAAAGCTGGTGCGTTGCGTAAGGCTTTGGGAGTAAAAGAAGGACATACTATCCCTGAGAAAAAACTGGCTGCTGCTGCTAAAAAACCTGGCAAGCTAGGTCAACGTGCTCGTTTAGCAGAAACTCTTAAAGGCTTTAAGCATAAATAATGGCTACTTCAGGGACATCCGTATTTGACCTAAACATGAACGACCTCATTGAAGAGGCGTTTGAGAGGTGCGGTGTCGAACTTAGAACTGGTTATGATTTTAGGACAGCTAGACGGTCTTTAAATCTTTTAACAGTCGAATGGGCAAACCGTGGAATTAACCTTTGGACTATCCAAGAAGGTCAAATTCCTATGGTTACTGGACAGATTACCTACCCTTTGCCAATAGATACCATCGACTTATTAAGCCAAGTTATCCGAACTGGTACTTTGCAAAACCAGATAGATATCAATATTAGTCGCATTTCCGAGGACACTTACTCGACTTTGCCTAATAAATTGGCTCAAGGAAGACCTATTCAAGTATGGATTAACCGCCAGTCTGGACAAAACAACCCTACCAATTACACCTTATACGGTAATGGTTCTACAACTGGTATTAGTGCTACCGACACTACTATTCAGTTAAGTCAGTCTGATATGACAGGTTTAGCAGCCACTGGCTACATCCAGATTGGCAGTGAGATCATTTACTACCCAAATGTCTCTACAACGGCTCCACAGCTGTTAAATTGCTATCGTGGTCAGAATGGTACTACCCCAGCTGCTCATGCGACTGGAGCTTCGATTAGCGTGGTTAATCTGCCTTGTATTAACGTCTGGCCCACTCCTAACTCTCCAGGCAGCCAATACACATTCGTCTACTGGCGTATGCGTAGGATTCAGGATGCTGGCACTGGTATTAATACCAATGACATTCCATTTAGATTCATCCCATGCATGGTGGCTGGTTTAGCTTTTTATTTGTCATCCAAGATTCCTGGGGTAGACCCTAATAGAATCCCAATGCTCAAAGCTGAGTACATGGAACAATGGGATTTAGCTTCCCAAGAAGATAGGGAAAAAGCAGCTATTCGTTTTGTTCCTAGGATGTCTTTTTACGGAGGTCATGGAAGATAATGCCTACCCCTGAAGAACAAAAAGCTATAGATGAAGCTTCTAAAATGGCTCAAGAACACAGAACTAAAGTAGAGGCTGAACGTGATCGTACCTATGCTGAAAGATTAAAGGACATGGGGTATTACGATAAAACACCTAAAGGCAGTTCTCCTAAAGGCGGTGGCGGTGCTGGTTATGTTCCAGGATCTAATAATCCATTTAACCCAGACAGTCCATTAAACCGCAAAAAAGGCGGTGTTATTCGAGGTCATGGCATAGAAAGAAAAGGTCGTACAAAAGGTAGGTTCGTCTAATGCCAAATAAGTATTCATCTGGCAAATGGGCAATAGCACAATGTGATCGTTGTGGTTTTCGATATATGCTCAAGGAATTGAAAAAAGAAGTTATCAAGACCAAGCTTTACAACATTAAAGTATGTCCTGAGTGCTGGGATCCAGATCAGCCACAGTTAAGTCTTGGACTTTATCCTGTGAATGATCCACAAGCTGTACGGGAGCCACGCCCAGATGTGAGTTATTACGCTGGTGGAACGTATGGATTAATGACTAATCCTTATGATCCAAATGTGAATAACATCGATAATCAAGGTTATTCAACAGACGGTAGTAGACAGATTCAATGGGGATGGAACCCAGTAGGTGGGGCAAGTTATTTTGACAGTTATTTAACTCCAAATTCCTTGCTTCCTGTTATAACAATCGGTACAGTAACCATTACAACAACTTAGGAGTTTAAAATGGACAAGAAGCAAGTAACTAAGATTGCAGATAAAGAAGCAAAAAAAGAAGTGCATAAACATGAACATCATATGCACCCAGGCATGAAGCCGACTAAAATGGCTAAAGGTGGCGTGACAGGTAAAGCTATGAAAGCGGTAGGTCGCAACATGGCTCGTGCAATGAACCAAAAATCTTCTGGAAGAGGTCGTTAATCATGGCATACGATAAATCAGTAAAAGCAACCAAAAAGAATAGCCCAGCTGTTCATACTGGTCATGCTAAAAATGACAAACCAGCATCTGACTATGCTGCTCCGCATACTATGTCTGGCAAAAAATACACAGTAGAGAGCTTCCAAGCTATGGAAGATGATATTCCATATGCAACTACTAAATCTGTAAAAGATGCAGATCTGCGTGATCCTATTCCTAACGGTGTTAGCTATGGCACAACCAAAGAGCCAAAAACGTCTGGCATTGAAATGCGTGGAGCTGGTGCAGCTACTAAAGGTCGTATGTCTAGAGGTCCTATGGCTTAAGTGTAAACCCTATGAATTACGAACAGTTATATAACAATATCCAGTCTTACGCTGAGAACACCGAACAGTTGTTCGTGGCAAATATTCCAGTCTTTGTAATGGAGGCTGAAGAGCGTATATATAACTCAGTTCAATTACCATCGTTGCGTAAAAATGTTATTGGAACCATGACATCTGGAAATAGTTATTTGTCTTGTCCTATAGATTATTTATCAACATATTCATTGGCTGTAATTGATTCATCAGGTAATTACAGTTATCTATTAAACAAAGACGTTAACTTTATTAGACAGTCTTATCCAAATCCAACAAGTACTGGTATGCCTCAGTATTACGCACTTTTTGGTACGCAATACAACAATAATAATGAGCTATCTTTTATTTTAGGTCCAACACCAGATACAAACTACAGCGCTGAATTACATTATTTTTATTACCCACCAACCATTGTTCAAGGTCAAATATCCCTTCTTGGAAACATTACAGGTGGTTCTTTATATACCAATGGTATATACCAAAACGTATCTTTAACAGGAGGTTCAGGTGCTAATGCAACTGCTGATATCCTTATTGCCTCAGGTGCAGTGGTCTCTTGCAACCTTAAGTTTGGCGGTAATTTTTATGCTGTTGGTGATGTATTGTCTTGTTCTTCTTTGGGGTCTACTGGTAGCGGTTTTTCAATTTTAGTAAATGCTGTTTCAAACGCAACTGGTACTAGTTGGTTAGGTGATAACTATGACCCAGTATTGTTTTATGGCGCTATGCGTGAAGCTATGATTTTCATGAAAGGTGAGCAAGATATGGTTGCTTACTATGAAAAAATGTATGAAGAAGCTCTTGCCCAGCTTAATCGTCTTGGAACTGGTCTTGAACGTGGTGATGCTTATCGTAACGGTCAAGCTCGTATTATGGTGAAACAATGATCGTTCAAGGATCTTGTAACGTATTTTCTCAGAACCTGTTAAATGGTAATGAAAACTTTACAACTGGTACTTATTACATTGCCCTGTATAACGCCAATGCCAATTTAAACCCTACGACTGCTGCTTACACCAGTGTGAACGAAGTAACTGGAAATGGTTATACGGCTGGTGGTATTCCTTTGGTTATTTCAACGGCTCCCACAATTAACCAGCAATACAACACCACTTATGTGTCTTTTGCTAACGCTGTTTGGAGTCCAGCATCGTTTACTTGTAGAGGCGCATTAGTCTACAATTACACAACAAAGGCAGCGTGTTTTGTTTTAAATTTTGGGTCTGATAAGACTTGTAATAGTAGCTTTACAGTGCAGTTCCCAGCAGCGACTAGTACGTCTGCTATTTTATCTATTGGTAGCTATACAAGTGCTACCGTTGTTAGTTCTGGAGATTAATTATGCATAAAGAAATTGGAAGCTGTGGCGATAGCGCTGTAGCAACATTACAAGCCAATGCTGGCACAAACGAAACTATGGGTATTGAAGGTTATTGGCACGTTGAGTGCCGTGATGCTCAAGGTAATTTAAAGTGGAATGAAGAGTTTCCTAACCTAGTCGTAGCCGTAGGCAAACAGTTAATGCTCGATACCTTGTTAAAAGGTAGCTCTTACAGTGTTACTGGTCCTTACCTTGGTTTGACTAATGCTTCATTGACTCCAGCCGCAACAGACGTAATGAGCACTATTGTGCCTAGCAAAGAATTTACTGCTTACACTGTTAGCGGTTCTGCAGTGCGTGGTACAGCCGTGTTTGCTTCTTCTACTTCTACTGGCTCTACACCATCAAACGTAACATCTTCAACTGCATCTGCAATTACTTACACCATTACTGGTGCTGGCGGTACTGTTTATGGTTGCTTCTTGGTATTGGGTTCTGGCGCATCAAGCACACAGAGTAATACTGGTGGAACTTTGTATTCTGAAGGAAACTTTAGCGTAGCAAAAACAACGACATCTGGTGATACGATTTCGGTAACTTACAGTTCAACTGCGACCAGCTAAAGAATTATTAAAGGATAAAGTATGAGCTTAGTTCTGCAAGACCGTGTAAGAGAAACAACCAGCGTAACTGGTACAGGTTCGGCTACGCTTTTGGGTGCAGTAACAGGATATCAATCTTTTTCAGTCATTGGTAACGGTAACACCACATACTACACAATCGCTGACCAAGGTGGCCCAAATTGGGAGGTGGGTCTTGGGACTTACTCAAGCGGAACTCTTGCTCGTACTACTGTTCTTTCTTCATCTAACTCTGGCTCACTAGTTAACTTTACTGCTGGTACTAAAGATGTATTTGTAACCCAGCCTTCTGAAAAAGCAGTTTATTTGGATGGAAGCGGCAACATCACGCCTTCTTCTGTAGGCCCTTTAACAGTATCTTCGTTAACAGACTCTGCATTAACTTCTGGTCGTGTCACTTACGCTGGTACAGGCGGTCTATTGCAAGACTCAGCTAATCTTACATGGAACGGCACTACTCTAGGAGTCACAGGTGCAATTACCGCTTCTGCTGATTCAGCTTTTAATGGTACAGGTGCGCTTCAACTTCCAGTAGGCACTACAGCGCAACAACCTACAGGCGCAAGTGGTAAGCTCCGATTTAACTCTACTACATCTCAGTTTGAAGGCTACACAGGAGCAGCATGGAGTTCTGTAGGTGGTTCTGCTTTAAGTAATGACACCACCACAGCTACTAATCTTTATCCCTTGTTTGCTAATGCAACTACAGGCACAGCTTTAAATGTCTATACAAGTAATGCTAAGTATCTTTATAAGCCTAGTACAGGTGATTTACAATCTAGTCAACTAATTGCAAACAATGGATTGGTTCTTAACAATGCAACAGTATCTACAAGTTACACTGTGGCGACAGGAAATAATGCTATGTCAGTAGGTCCAATTACTGTAGCTACAGGTCAAACTGTTACTGTAAGTACAGGTCAAAGGTGGGTAATTCTATGAGTTCTCTTATTTCATCAGGTTCAGCTAGTGGCACAGGGTCAATGACCTTAGCCGCACCTGTAACCAATTCAAATCAAACTGCTACGCTGCCTGATGCTACTGGCACAGTAATGGTT